TCCTAGATGGTCTAAGACCTCGGGAGAAACATATGGTAGGTCTCCTTCTATGACATGTATGCCTGACATTAAGATGGTCAATGAGATGATGAAGACCACAATTAGGGCAGCACAAAAAGCAACAGATCCTCCACTTATGGTACCAGATGATGGCTTTATGATGCCATTACGTACTATACCAGGTGGACTAAACTATTATAGATCAGGTACAGCAGATAAGATCGAACCATTAATTGGTGGCGAGCGTCCTGACATTGGCCTAGACTTTATTGAGTCTAGACGAGAGCATATTAGTAAAGCATTCCATGTAGATTGGATGATGCTTAAAGAAGGCCCTCAAATGACTGCAACAGAAGTGCTGCAGCGTCAAGAAGAAAAAATGAGACTTATGGGTCCTATGGTTGGACGAGTACAGTCTGAGTTTTTAGGTCCTATGATCGAGCGTATATTTGCTCTTATGCTAAGGCGTGGTGAACTACCACAAGCACCTCAGGAGTTAGAAGGTGTAGACCTACAGATAGATTATGTATCACCTATAGCTAGGGCTCAAAAGTCTACACTAGTATTTAACTTTAGTAGATTTTTAGAACAAATGACGCCATTAGCTCAAATGAAACCTGAAATATTTGATAATATAGATGCTGATGCTACTTTTAGATGGGCACATAAAACACTTGATGCACCTATGGAAACTCTTGTAGATGCTAAAAAAGTACAAGAGAATAGGCAAGCTCAGCAACAAGCTATGGCAGAACAACAACAAATGGCAGCAGCTCAGCAGCAAGCTGGGACTATGAAGGATATGAGTGTAGCTGCTAAAAACATTGGACAGGAGGATCAAGTAAGTGACGCAATCAACGCGCAACAAGCTCAATCATCCGGATAATCGTTCGGCGTTACATACGTCTTACCGTGCTATCTTCATGACTAAAGATGGAGAAGCCGTACTGAATCATCTGGCTAGTATAGGTTATGTCAATGACGCAACTTATGTTCCAGGAGATACACATGAAACTGCACACCGTGAAGGTATGCGAAGGATTGTGATTAGCATCTTGAGGTTTATCGATAAGAGTCCTCAAGAATTATTAAACCTACAACAGGAGAATATAAATGAGTGAAGAGGCTATCGGGTCCGTAGAAGATGCGGGTAGCTCGGAGGATTTTAGAGGTTCACTAAGTGAAGACCTTAGAAATGATCCGAGCCTAGCAGACATTAAAGATATTAACGGTTTAGCAAAAGGCTATGTACATGCACAACGTATGGTTGGTGCTGATAAAATAGTTATGCCAGGAGAAAGCTCTACTCCTGATGACTGGAACGAATTTTATAATCGTTTAGGTCGGCCAGAAAAATATGAGCTTACTAAGCCAGAGCTTTCAGAAGGACTATCTTATGATGGAGCTATGGAAGAAAAGATGCTTGGGATTATGCACGAGTCTGGTTTAACTAACGCGCAGGCTAATAAACTGTATAACGGTTACATGGAACATGTAATGAATGGTAATACAGATTTAATGAAAGGCCAAGCTGCACAACAGACTGAATGGCGTGATCAGCTTAAACGTGATTTTGGAATGGCTTATGATCAAGAAATTGATGTAGCTAAACGAGCAGCCATTGAGTTTGGAGGCGATGAGTTCCTTGGCTGGCTTGACGAATCGGGTATGGGTGATAATCCTATGATGGTCAAGATGATGGCTAAAATAGGTAAGTCTATGATGGAATCAGGACTAGAACCTACTGGCGATTCTACAGGTTTTGGTGTTATGACTCCTGATGCTGCAAGACAAGAGATAGGAAGACTGCAAAGAGATCCTAACTTTATGAAGCAGTATAGTGACAGTGAAGTAGACGGTCATGGCGTTGCAATAGAAAAAATGCAAAGGTTATTTGGCTTTGCTTATCCGGAGGAATAAATGGCTAAAAAACCTGGGTTATATGCGAACATCCACGCAAAAAAGAAAAGGATTGCTGCAGGTAGCGGAGAAACAATGCGTAAGCCTGGAACTGCTGGAGCGCCTACTAAAGCGGCTTTTAAGCGTTCTGCTACTACGGCGAAGAAAAAATAATGGCTTATAAGTCTACAGATGTTGCTGTTTCTGATGGTATCAAGAAAAAGAAAAAAGAGGCTAAAACAGGCAGGACTGCTTTAACTGAAGGTCAGAAGATTAAAATACTTGCTGACAACATGCTAGGCGGTATGGGCGGTACCTTAGGTCTTGGCGACAAGGCTGCTGCCAAATGGGAAGCGAAACAAAAGGCTAAGAAAAATGGCTAAGAAAACAATTAAGATGGGATATCTAGATGATGAGTTCAGGAAGACTGCCATTGGTCGTACTGCTAATCAAGCTAATAAGTATGTCGAGTTTCAGAAAAAAGTAGCGGCTCGTTTAAATATCCCATCTAATTATATGAAAGCTGCAAAAGCACAAGCAGCAAAACAAGGAATTACAGATCCGGCAGTTACTCCTACTAAAAACCAAGGTAAAGGTAAAGGGGTTACTGATATTAGGCAAGCAGAGTTTACAGGGTATTCCGCAGCTCAGGGTATGAACCTGATCAGGCAGCAGACTAAAACAGCGCCAAGCGGAACCTTGTTAGGAAGTTGATGTACATAGCGTAAAAAATACGTTAGAATACAACAAGGGTAGCGGGTGACCGTCCAATTTGCTATCGCAGAGGTCCTTAGGGGCAGCCAAAGCGTTTTTATATAAACCAAAAGCTAAAGGAGGTTTGCATGTCAAACTTAATTACGACAGCCTTTGTACAGCAGTACAAAGCAAACGTCGAGCATCTCCTACAGCAGAAGGGTTCGCGCTTACGTCCATTCGTGAGGGTCGAAACTCAAAACGCCGAGTTCGATTTTTATGATAGGATTGGTGCTACTTCTGCGCAAGAGGTTACTGGACGACACCAAGATACTCCGCTTATTAATGTACCGCACGATCGTAGACGTTGTTCGTTGCGTGACTTTGACTGGGCAGAGCTAATTGATCGACAAGATCGTATTCGTATGCTGATTGATCCAACTTCACCATACAGCCAAAATGCTTCATTTGCATTAGGCCGTAAGATGGATGAGGTAATTCTTGAGGCTATGTATGCATCTGTATCAACTGGTAAGACAGGTTCTTCAACTGTAACATTCCCTGCAGGTAACACAATTGCTGTTAACTATGTAGAGAGTGGTTCAGCTGCTAACTCTGGCCTAACCATCGGAAAGCTAAGAGCTGCTAAAGAGCAACTTGATGCTGCTGAAACTGATCCATCAGATCCTAGGTATATCATTGTAACAGCAAAGCAGGTAACTGACTTGTTGCAATCAACTGAAGTAACTAGCTCTGACTTTAACTCAGTTAAAGCTCTTGTACAAGGCGATGTTAATCAATTTATGGGATTCGAGTTTGTTCGCACTGAACTCGTAACAACTGATACGAATACGCACCGTAGAGTGCCTGTGTTCTGCAAATCTGGAATACTGCTTGCAGTAGGCCAAGATGTAAATGTAGACATTGGTCCTAGACGTGACAAGCGTAATTCAACGCAGGTGTATTGTTCTGCTTCATTCGGCGCTGTTCGAATGGAAGAGAATAAAGTCCTTGAAATTAAATGTGCAGAATAGGAGGATTGAAAAATGGCTACAACTAACTCAACTCAGTATGCTAATACTCAAGCAACTCCGCGCGTTATGAATGCTACCCACGAAGATCGTGGTAGGGTTCGTGTCAAAGCATTTTCTTGGACACAAGTCGGAACAGGTACTGCAGCAGATCAGCAGCTACTTGCTCAAATGGAAGCTGGTTCAGTAAGGATTCTTTCTGTATCAGTTACTCATTCTGCTTTCGGATCTAGCCGAACACTTGACTTTGGTCATTTGGGTGCTAAAGACGAAAATGGAACGGCAATAGCAGCGGATCCAGATGCGTATAGCAATGGATTAGACATCTCAGGAGCTGGAACTTCTGTCATTGAGATCAACAGTTTACTAACCACTCAAGACGGTTTTGTATTTGCTGGTCAAGTTAATGACGGTACTCAACCTGCTGCTGCGACGTTAACGGGTTACATAACATATGTTATTGACTAATCTACGGTTAAGGGTAGGGGCTTCGGTCCCTCCCTTATTTTTTAAGGAGGAAACATGGCAGCGTCTGATATAGAACTGATAAACAGAAGTCTTGCTCTATTAGGTATTGAGTCTATAACCTCACTATCTGATAATAGTAAACAGGCTTCCGTTGCTCGTGTTCTATTTAATGACACACGTGCCGCTGTTTTTAGAGGTCATCCTTGGAATTGTCTAACTAAAAGAGCCTCATTACCAACAGACGTTACTGCACCTGTATATGGGTTTGGCAAAAGATTTGCTTTACCTGCTGACTATCTAAGGCTACTTGAAGTCGAAGATTCTAATAGTGTTGTATATCAATTAGAACGTGGTCATATACTTTGTGATAATGACACAATGAATATAAAATATACTGCTCTAATAACAGATGTTACTCTGTATGATACTTTACTAGTGGACACTTTATCTGCAAGAATTGCTGCAGATTTAGCGCAACCTCTTTTACAAAGTACTTCTGCTATGGAACAAATGTGGCAAATGTACGAACTAAAACTTAGAGAAGCTAAATTTGTAGATGCTCAAGAACAAGCGCAAGATGTTATTGATGCCGATTACTGGCTAGACTCTAGACAAGGAACATACAGGCCTAATATTAACACACCACCGAGGTAAGTCATGGCAAAAGTTACTCCTATCCAGACTAACTTTACTGGCGGTGAGATTAGCCCTAGACTTCGTGGTCGTGTAGATCTTACAAAGTATACTAGTTCTTTAGCTCATTGCGAAAACTTTGTAGTATTCCCTCACGGTGGAGTAACAAAAAGATCTGGAACTAGGTTTGTAGCTGAAGTTAAAGATAGCTCTAAATTTACTAGACTAGTACCATTTATTTTTAGTACTGTTCAAGCGTATATATTAGAGTTTGGAAATTATTACGTAAGGTTTATTCGTAATGAAGGTCAGATTGTATCTGGTACTGCAGCTTACGAAGTAACTAGTCCTTACTCGACAGCTGATCTTGAAAAATTAGATTTTACACAATCAGCAGATATATTATTTATTTGTCACCCAGATTATGAAACTAGAAAATTAAGTAGAACAGGACACACAGCTTGGTCATTTTCTACTTTTAATGCAATAGACGGACCATGGGGTGGCATTAATACTGAAGTCACTACTCTTACACCTTCAGCAACCTCAGGCACAGTTACTATTACTGCTAGTAATACACTTGGTATTAACAATGGCGCGGGGTTTCAATCTACAGATGTGGGGCGTCATATTAGAATACTTAGCGGCGGCAAATGGGGATCGGCAAAGATTGCTGGAATTACGTCAACTACGGTTGTTACTGCCAATACTTTTACTGATTTTAATTTTGGTGCTACTACTGCTACTGATAACTGGAGGTTAGGCATTTGGTCTAATACTACCGGCTGGCCAACTACTGCTACTTTTTATCAGCAAAGATTATTTTTTGCTAATAATGCAGCATCACCTAATAC